GCCTGCTGGTGCGGAGGTTACCACCCCCCGACTGAGTCCTATTCTGAAGACTGTGAGCCTTCAAGGTTATTACACAGATTTTCAGAGAGTGCACCGAGTGATAGCTCAATAAGAGCTGTTACTGATGCTTCAATTGCTCTATCCGTGCTACAAGGCCTAAACTTGTTCTTGTACCACTCGGGCAGTTGAACAGGCTTAAATCTCAGGAACCATCCATCCTTGTTGGCATACCTGTCGGAGAGGAGCTTGACTGGGCTCCCTCCAATGACAGTTATCCCCGAATGGGGAACCGACTCGGGTGTTAGGTTCTCATCCGGAAGGATGAGTTCATAAAACCTTGAGATAACCCCTGAATTTACCCAGTTTTCCGGAATCGCCGGAAATGAGCTGGAACCTGATGGCCCTATGAGGCAAAGCCAAATAAGGTCATAGGAGGAGTTAGCCAGTTGCATCACGGTATTCGAAGAAAGACCATTGTTCTTACACTCCCTTGCAACTATCTTTAGATAGTGCCTCCGGAGCCGCCTTGGTAGATTGTGCCAAGGAATCCTTATCCCTGTGGCTCTCTGATAGTCAAACAGAGAGTTCCAGGTTAGCGGGGAATGGTCTGAAGTGTGGAATGGGATGCACTTCTTCACATAAGTCTTCCCAGCAAACTCGGAGAGTTCGCCAGAGTAGCTCTTATGGAGTGACAGAGGAACAGCACGAGAACTCAATTCTCTAATGTACTTCTGCCGCAGCCTCTTGTTGAAGACAACGAGGTCATCTCCAAGAATGACATACGGACTATGCAAAAGTCCAATTGAGCAGGCTATTGCCTCAAGCAATAGGTTGTGAGTTATTCCCAGCAGAGCGAAGCTTGGTAGAGAACCAAGCGGCTGGCCAACCTTCCACTTATCCACATATTCTTCGTCTATCCAATTAGCCGATGAGACATGCTTGAACAGTGTCCAAGAACGTCTCGCTTCGTCTTCTATCTGGAGACGAGGTGACTCATCGCCGAAAATTTGCATAAGCATCTTTTCCTCCGGGGAGAGGTCGCAGTGGGCCATAATGGCCTCCACGATGGCTATCCCCCACTCTCGTGGGAGATTGTCTGTCGCCTTGGAAAGGTCAACAGACCCCTGGTACAAGTTTTCGTTAGTGACACGATTCACAAGTACCATGTCGAATCGTTCCTGATTGAACGTAGCGTCCTTAGGAAGTCCTCTCAGCAAGCGGTATAACTTGCACGAGATTGGTTCCAAGGCTGCCTGAATGAAGCGGTTTGGTACAGCTATATCCCTATAGTCTGTGCCGCCTCCCTTTTTAGGAAGGTGTTGAACCTCCCCTACGGGTAAACCCAGATATGGGTCGTCCCCGAGCCAGGAGCGGATAACTCCGTCATCCTCGCAAAGGAGAACACGCTGAAGCTCAGCGGCCACCGATTCATCCAGAAATCCATCTACAAAGTTGATGTCCTCGTCACTGAGGCCACCAAACCATTGTATCGTCTGATACTCTGGAAGATGGACACCAACCCACCTTTTGAAATCCTCCTCATAGGAGGCACTTCGCTGGGTGAGAGGGTCGAAATCTTTGTAGACTTCTGGAAAGACTTGTTTAGAGTCAGTCGGACGGACGGACTTCCAACCCTTCTTGAGAGTATTTCTCCACTTCCACCAGTACTGACACCATTCGTCAAATGAATGACAAAGGGCAGCCCTGTGGAGTGGGTGACTCTGGTTACTGCGCACCTCGTCGTACGTCACCTTAGGGTTCCTCCAAAGGAGTACTAACCAGGCTTGTAAATAGCGTGGTACAGCAGGATTGGCCTTAACAGCCTGCAACCTTGCTTGTGTCTCCTTTCTCACTAAACCAATTTCCTTACGGTCTTTGGTTGGAGCAGTGTACATCTTAACAAAGTTGAGCACTGATTGAGGCTGGCAATCCATATACTCAAAGAGTATACGGAGCATGCCATTCGTACGAAAGCCGCTCTGACTTAGGTACTTATCCAGGTTGGATTTGCGGTTTGCATCTGCTCGGTAAGTAAGGAGAGCAACTAAAAGTTGCTTCATCTTCTTACAAGCCTCTGCGGTGCCGCAATTCGCAGCAATCCTCTCATACTTGCTTATCCAGTACCTCTTTACCTTTCGGTTAAGAGGAACACTAGAAAGTATCACTGTGTTCGTTCTGTGTTTCTGTCTTTTTGACATAATACACTCCTTTCATCATTTCTGGTGATTGGACTAACGTAACATCAGAAGATAACTTCCGATAAGCCCGTTGAGGGCAGAAGGAACGCTCACTAGGATGCAACTGCAACCTAGCGTGGGCCAGACCCGGTTACCAAGCCGAATCTGGTTT